GTTTTGGCTTGGTCCATTCGTCCAGCAGGGCCGCCAGCTTGGACAGCGGCATGACCGCCTCCGGCTCTCCACCCTCACCGATCATGGCCAGTGTGGGGGCCGTGGCAATACCGCCGGCGGCCAGGGCCGGAATGGTCGGGATATTAAAGCCCAGGGTTTTGCCGCCCACGCCCGGCACCCAGTCCGGGATCGTCACGGAAATGCTGTTGATCTTGGAAATAACCCAGTTAATGGCAGAAATAACCCCGTTGATCGGCGCCTTGGCCAGGTTCACGATCATGCCGAACAAATTTCCGAAGATGTTTACAATGTTCTGCCAGACCGCGCTCCAGTTGCCGGAAAATACGTTGCTGATAAAGTCGATGATATTTTGAAAAATCGCTTTCACGTTATCCACCGCCGCCTGGATACTCTCCCACCATCCCTGCAGGTACGCGCCCAGCATGGGGAATTTTTGGCCGATGGCCGCGATGGCATTTCCCACCATGTTGGAAAAGTTGGTCCAGATCTGGTTCACGGTGTTGCCGAAATTCACCAGCCACGCCTTTACGGTGTCCCAGTTCTTATACAGCAGGGCGATGGCCCCCGCCACCGCGATGATGATACCCAGCGGCCCCGTCAGGATGGATCCGAACCGCTGAAATGCTGCGGTGACTTGCGCGATTTTCCCGGAGGATTGCAAGAGGGCCATAAAGGTCTTGGCGGTCTTAAATGCGTTCATGGCCGTGGTCACGGCGCCGATGGCCGGCCCCAGCACCCGCAGGGCCGCCGCCACGGCCAGCACCGTCCCCTTATGCTCCCACAGGAAGGACAGGAACGGCTTGGCCTTTTCGTATGCCTTGCCCGCCCAGTCTGCAAAGTCGCGGATCCCGTCCACCAGGACCGGCAGGCCGTCCGAAATGGCCCCGCCAGCCCAGTCGGCAAAGTCCCCGGCGATCTCTGCGATCACTGGGGACACCTCCTCCATGGCCTCCGTGATCTCCGGCATACTGTCCATAAGGGATTGATACACGGCGTCCGCCGCCGGCAGCAGGGCCACCTCCATCTGGCGGCCGATCCCCTGGATCGCGCTGTCCAGGTCGTTGTACTTGACCTGGTTGATCTTCTCCAGGGCGCCCTCGGTATCGTAGGCGGCCTGGGACGCGCCGGCCATGGCCTCCATGGCCTCCGTCCCCAGGTCCTCCCACATGGTGCCGAACAGGGCCACGCCCAGGGCGTCCCGCTCCACCTGGTCGTCAACGGCCATAAGGGTGTTGATCACGTCAAAAAATGCTTTGTTGGCCCCCTCGCCTCCGGCGGCAAAGGTGGCCATGATGTTCTCCGCGTTGTACCCCAGGGACGTGAACGCCTCCACCGTGCTGTCGCTCCCGTCAATGGCCCGGATCGAAAACTCCTTGATGGCGTCGCCCACCTTGTCCAGGTTCCAGGCGGTTCCGTCCGCCCCCGCCTGGAGAATGTTAAACATTCCATCCGCGTCAAAGCCCAGTTTTGCAAACTGGGAGGAATACTCGTTGATGGTGTCGATTAGTTCCCCGGAGTAGTCCAGGCCGTTTTGTGCGCCGGCCGCGATCAGGCTGAAAGCCTCCTCTGCGGAGGAACCGAAGTTCTTTCGGATGGCCTCCGCCGCCCTGGTGCTTTCCGCCACGTCGTACTCGAAAGCGTCCCGCAGGGCCAGGGCGCCCTCGGTGGCCGCCGTCAATCCGTTCTGGTCCAGGTTTGCCATGTTCCGGTTGACCATGGCCACCGCGTCGCCTACGTCGGCCACGCTGTCCCCGTAGTTGGCCGCGTACACGTCCTCCATAACGTCCCGCAGGCCCTCCAGTTCCTTCCCGGCCGCGCCGGTGGAGGCGGCCACCTGGTTGGTGGCCGTCTGCCATTCTCCACCCAGGTCGGCCAGGTACTTGGTGGCGGCGATGGCCCCGGTCCCCATCGCCGCCAGTCCCGCCGTCATGGTGGTGGATACTTTGTTGGCCGCCTTTTGGATGGTCGCCAGTTGCTTGTTGGCCGCCTTGGTACTGGTCCCCAGGGATTTATCTACCTTTCCGGCGATTTTTATGGCCAGTTCCATGACCTTGCTTTTTGCCAATTTCAAGCACCACCTTTGCCATGTCGTTCAGGTCGTCCAGCGGCAGGCCCAGGAAGTAGTCCACGCCGCTATGCAGTCGGAGAGATAGGGCAACACACCCTTTTTTGATTTCCGGCGGGTTTATTCCTCTCCATCCCCGCCGTACAGAAAACCCGTGACCAGGTTTTTCAACTTCATGGCCTCCACCGGGGGCAGGCCCTTGAAGAACTCCACGGGCTTGTGGCTGGCCCTGGCCGCCATATACATGGCATAAGGCAGGGTCATTTCCGGGATCGGCGTCACGCCCAGTTCCCGGTTGGCCAGTTTGGCCACGGCGCACAGGTCCCCGGCCGTCATGTCCTCCATGCCGGACAGGTCCACCTCGGTGTATTCCTGGCCCTCGAACTTGTAGGGCTTTCGGAATTTCAGGACCAGGCTTTCCTCCTCGGTTTCCTGCTCCGCCGCGCCCAGCGCGGCCGTGTTCTCGGTGATGTTGCTCATTAGGTCATTTCCCTCACTTTCTGCAGCAGGTCAACGCCGTTCACCTTGAAGGTCGGGTTGATCTTGTCCAGTTCTACCAGGGTGGTGCCGTCTACCTCGATCAGGATATAGGACACATTCAGGGTCACGCTGCTTTCCATGGGGTTGGCGTTCTGTACGCTACCCATGGCCAGGGTGGCGCTTTTGCCGCGCACCACCACGCGCATGGACCGAAATTCCGTGTCACCCTCCACGGTCAGCGCCTGCTGGGCCGCCCGGAGGGTCAGTCGCACCGCCTTGGTCATGTCCAGCATATCGGTGGCCTCGCGGTCCAGGACGCGGAAGGGGATCTCCATTTCCATGTTGGAGAAATGGCCCACGGTGGGGTCGTCCAGTTCGCCCAGGATCCCGGCGCCGGAAATGGTTTCCGCCATGGCCTCGAAGTCCGGCAGGGTGACTTCATCGCCCACGCCGATCAGGCGCTCCGCGTCGTTGTAGACGTTGTAACTATTGATTTTGCTGGGAATATTGGGAACGCTCATGGTTTATTCACCTCCACCAGTCAGGGCGGCCTCCAGGGCCTCCGTGTCGTATTCTCTGATATTCTCGATGTACTCCGCCGGGATATAGGGCGCCAGGTAGGTGTGGACAGTCAGGTGGCCGTCCAGCAGGTTGGTGATCGGGTTTTCGTCGCTCTTGAACTCGGTCCGGTATCCGGCGCAGTAGTCCCGGGCCACGTACCCGTTGCCGATGATGTTCTGGCTGTCCACGATGGATTGGATCAGTCTGGTATTGCCCGGCTTGTCCACCTTCTGGAAGTAGGTCAAAATAAAGTTGTTGCCGTCCCAGTCGAAGAACCGCCGCACCGCCAGCCACCGATCCTTGGGGTCAGTGGTGGAGGGATAGGCCGCCGTGTTGTTGCCCCAGGCTTTGTACCCGTTTGCGTTGATGGCGGTGATCACGCCGTTGGCGTTCAGCAGGTCGTTGGCCTGCTGCTGGTCCAGCAGGACCTCCGTTCCGTCTTTCAGCACGGTTTTGGTGATCTTCAAATCCTTGTTGGACGGGCTTTCATAGGGCACGTCGCTGTTGCCGGCGTCCGTGTAGGCCGTCAGGGCGGCAAACATGGCGGACAGGTAATAAACCTTGTCGCCCACCGCGCCCATGGGCCACAGGGCCGCCGCGTGGGGAGAGGTGGCGCCCAGGGCCTCCTTGGCGGTTTTCACGTCGGTGTAAACCTCTGCACCGTCCTCCTCCGGGTCCGTGGAAATGTCCAGGTAGGTCACGCAGTCGAAGTTCCCGTTGATCCCCTCGGTCTTGGCCTGGAGGGCCGCCGCCACGGTGGGGTTGTGGCTCCATCCGGGGGCCAGCAGGATCCCGGGCGTCATGCCGAAACGGGGATAGATCTGGCGCACCAGTTCCAGGCCGGTTTCCTTCCCGGTCAGGGCGTCCACGCCGCCCACAATGTCCGCCGCCGTCACGCCGTCCGGTTTCAGGCTGGTGCTGGCCACTTTCAGGGTTTCCGCCTCCTTGGCGGCCTCGGACAGGATGGTGATCGTCACCGTACCGTCCTCCGCGTGGGTGGCCACGTAGTCGCTGCCGGCCACCAGGGTGGCGTCCGCGTTCTTGACCACGATGGTGTCCAGGAGGACAAACTGCTTTGCGTAGGCCACGGCACCGTCCGCCACGGCGCACTCCTCCTCCGCGTTCTGCGTGGTATGGCTGCTCTTGCTGGGGTCCAGCACATTCACCAGGATAATGGGCGCCACGTTGAACACGCGGAAACAGGCGTCCATGCTCTGGCAAATCGTGAAGTTCTCGAAGTCGTCCGAATAGCCCATGGCCTGCTGGCACTCCGCGAAGGAATAGCACACCACGGGCTTGTTGACGGCCGCCGCCGGATCCG